GCCGCCGAAATATTAATGGTTTTGCCTATCAGCCAGTCCCAGCCTGTGCCGTTCCAGCCTAGAATGTACCAATCGACAGACCGGTAAAAATAGCCATGCGTCGAAATGCCGTCGCCCCTTACGCTTGAAACCTGAACGGCCACTGTCACTGTCGCGGTGTTAGCCGGTAGTATGCTTTCCGCCGAATACCAGCCGTCAACATTAAGCGCCCCCGAATTGCTGGCAACTGTAATGTTTCCCGCATTGGCCGCATAGTCAAGTTCTGCGATGGCGTCGAACTGCCATTGTCCAGAACCTGGCGCTGTTTCGTGCAAGTTTTGCGCCCTGATCGACCATGTTTGTGAGCTTTGATTCTGCGCCGCGTTGTAGCTCTGCAAGCTTGCCGGTGAAACCATGATGGTAGGTTGCGAATCCCAGTAACCGTCGATTAAAACGGTCTGCCCGGAATTGGCCTGACCTAGCTCGATCCGCCTGACGCTTTTAGATTCCCGGTACTGCCCGCCTCTGAAGCGCTGAAAAGTCAGGTTGCCGCCAGTCAGCAAGGCATAGTCGCGGTTAGCCACTGAGTCGCCATCTTTGTAGACGATCATTGAGCCGTTGCCATTAATAACCGCGTTTCCGTTGCCTATGGTTAGGTTTTCGGTTGCCGCCATCCGGCCCGTTTTTAACTGGCTTGCGCTGACGCTGCCCGTAATACCGACATCTGCATCAAGCAAAACCGCCGCGTTGCCGTTCAATGATCCAATGATAAAAGGTGGTTTTTCTATTCCGTTAATATTGACAGCGAACGCTTCAGCATTGAAAACCAAGGGCGATGATGCATTATCAAGCGCTTGCTGAAGCCCGGTTTTAATTTCATCCGGTGTCATAGCGTTAATACTTGAAACGGTGGCGGTATATTCGGCTGTAAAATTCAGCGAGTCGCGCCCGAACGAGTCATAAGCCGCCAAAACAAAATAATGCGGTACATTTTCTACAAGGCTTGGAATGGTTATTGTTTGATCCTTCCCGGCATAAATACAGTTCCCTGTTCCTGGCTCTGTTCCGCTTGGCGTAAAGCCTGACGTTTGACTCATCCAGACTAAAACGCCGTCCCAGTCCGTTTCGCTGGGTCGGGTGTAGGTGATAACTGCCATCTTGATTCCGGCAAAAAACGAAACGCCCGACAGCGCTCCGATTTGCGGGTTTGACATGGTGATTTGCGCCTTGTTGACCGATGACCCCTGGCCGTTGCTGGCCGATACCATGAATGTCAACGAGCGCCATGGCCCGCCGTCCTTTTTGACGTCCTCGTCGGTGTATTCGAAAGCCGTCGCCGCTGTGCTGATTGATCGCCGCTGAACTCCCGCCGCCCAAACCTCAACCGTGTAGCTTGTCGCCCTGGTAACTGGCAACCATTTTATTTTGGCTTTTGATCCGGTGAATGGCTCAACTGATGCCAGCCCGGTAACGTCGCCCGGTGGGGGTATTAGGCCAGCCGTCCCGCTCCATGTTGCCCAATCGCCCCGCGCCAATCCTACGCCCGCGACCCTGACCCAAACCGGCCCCGGCTCGACTCGAATATTCGTGCTGGTTGACGCTGTATCTGGATGTGTAACCCAGTCGATATTATTGGCTGACGATTGAATTATGTAATGATCCGCGCCCGCTGCTGGATTCCATGACAGCAAAAGTGCAGGATTTTCCGCCGTGCCTGCATGGGTTACGTCCAGCCGGGTTATTACTGGCTTGGTGATCTTTTTGGGAAGCTGCCACGGCTCTGGAAGCGCTGGAACGGTTCCGGTTTCGGCTTGGTGAACTTCTATTGCCTCATTGGTGCAGGTAATCTCAACAAGGTTCAAGCCGCGTGGCCTGATTGGCGGAAGCACCCTGGCACTGATATAAATTTCCTGTGCCTTGCCTATTGCAAAATAGGTTCGTTCCTTTTCATCCGTAACAACCGGGTCGAACCCTAAAAATGTCGGCAAAGGTGTCAAGCTGGGTATTGAAGTAAAGGTTATTTTATAAGGGTCGCCGCTGATATGTGGCTCGCATTCAAACGGCCCTGCGGTGCTGCCGTCTGGCTTCCTTAGCAAAATTAAACTACCAGCCTCAGCGTTGACGGGTTCGCTTAGGGTTAATTCGTCCATACCAAAATCAACCAACTCGCCAGAAATACCCCAGTTGACCATTGGGTAGCTGATGGCGATTAGGTCGCCGACTGTGGGGATATGTCCCTCAAGCTCGGTCTGAAACGTGATGACTTTTCGGCGATACCGGTTAGCCGCCGCATGGGTGATGCCTTCGCGCCACGCTTGCGCCTCGTGGCTTATCCCCTGGATCTTGACCCGTGCCGGATTGGCGCTGGTTTCGCCCGGTAAAACCGCTAATGTTTCCATGGGCATTAGGGTGTCCTTATTGATCCATTCAACGATAACCGAATCCGCCGACTGTCCGTTTGGCATAAGGTATTTAACGCTGAACGATCCCTTGACGATATTGCGGGTGCAAAACATCGCAGTATGAAGCGCCTGTTGGGTGTCTCTGATAACCCGTATCAAAGACCCCTGAGTAATGACGATGGCCCGCCCGCACTGAGCAATTGCACCAAGCGCCTCAAGCGCTGAAATTTTATTGTCGAAAACTATGTCGCAGTAGTCGCCTTTCCCGGTTCCAAACAACGCTTCACGGCTGGCATAGTATTGATCTAAGTCAAAAAGCCCCTGTAAATCAATCTGCGAATCGACAAGCTTAAGACCATAATCGGCTTTAGCCGCGTCGGCAATTGCCCAAGCAATCGACCGGCTAGGGGTGGCGGTATTGCTCCATCCTTGCGTCGGACTCCATGTTTTAAGCCGCCGCTGCACTAGGCAATTGATCCGCCTGCTTGACGTGCTTGAAAGGTTATTTGTGGCTTTAGCAATTACCGCCAGCGTGGTGATGTTGCCGTAATTTTGCACCCCTGGAACATATCCGCGCATTCCAGCCCAAATAATAGTGTCCCCGGCTCTGGCGCTTGTATCGTCGGCGCTAACTCGCTTAACCCTTACTGCATAGCGCCCCTTTGCAACATCAAACGAATACGATTTTCTGATGGCTGTTGGGCTTGCTCCTCCTATAGTTCTTGTAAGGTAAACAATAAAAGGCCCGAAAGCGCCTGTTGACGGGTTCCACAATGCCGCCTCAATATGAAATGTTGCCGATCTTGTGTCCATTTTTCCAAGGTCGTTTGCATAGTACATACCATAAGGCGCGACAATATCGACGCCTATTTTGTTGATTTCTGTATCTTCAGCATTTACAAAAAACGGCCCGACGTAATTGTTATAAATCAATTCCTGACCCGAAACCTCCCCGGATACCTCAACCCTGGTTGGAAAGCTTGTGACCGTAGCCCCTGGCCCGTAAATCGTATAACTGACCTCTTCAAACGATGAAATCGGGGTGTCCTCGATCCGCATGTCCAAAATGTCATAGTCGCCCTGGCCTATGCACAGCAACATGTACAAATATTGCTCGTTGTCTTTATATTCGGTGTATGGCATGGCCGCATAATCAGGGTAAACGCGGTGCTTTCCATAAATTACCGGAATGGGGGCGCCTATCCTGGCTGAATTGCCCTGCGCTTGCAGGTTGTAAGTCGGACTTGCTGCGGCTGCGTCCTGGCTTTGAAGGTTTGACAGCCCGTTGCCCGCTGGCACAATCAGCGATACAAGGAAGTTACCAACAATTCCAACCGCCGCACCAGCAACAGCCCCAGCGACAGTCCCATAAGCCGCCGCCACAACGCCGCCTGTAAACGCCGCCGCAATTGCAACCACTACCATCAGCAATACTTGCAGGATGTTTGAGCCGCCTTTGCCGCCCTGCGGAAGCTCTACAAAAGCCACTATGTCATTTTGGCCTATGGTTTGATCCCAGTCGGCCCGTAAAAGTGCTTCACCATTTTTAAGGCAAATGGTCGGCGCTGAAAAGGTTACTTTGTTTTGATCCAGCCAATCGTTAATTGACAGCTCAGAATCGAGTTTAAAAACCTCTTTATCATGCCTGGAATTTAACGGGTTATAAGACCTAACTATTACGCCCACTTTTCATTTCTCCAAAATGTTTGTTTTCCCCATCCGTCATGTCTGAGCGCCTGCGGGGTTGAGTAAATAACCCCGGCCCCTTCAACACAATGCAAAGCGCCATTGATGCCAAGCGCTCTGTCAATGATCCATACGCCGATATGTGAGGGGTGTCTGGCTTGGCTCATCAAAACAGCGTCACCGTCTGCGGGCTCGTCAACCTGCCTCCAGCCATCAAACCGCCCCTTATCATCGAAAGCCCTGACAGTCGCCGCAATGCTGCCAGCGTCCACGTTTACTATTTGAACCTCGATCCCGAAATGTTCGCGCTGAACATGGCGAAAAAAGCCGTAACAATCGAAAGCGTCCGGCCCCTGTGCCCCGGATTCCCACGGCTTGCCGATGTATTGACTTGCCCAGTGAATCATCTAATCAACCCCGGAAACCTTGTGGCGGTGTAATCCTCGTTTGGGAATCGCTTGTTTGCATAATCACCCACGCTGGCAATCGCAGTGATTTGTAAGTCTGTAACATCTATTGAATCGACTTTAAGGGTTAAAACAGGGATCATGTGGGGTTCGTTTAGCCTGCCCTGGCCATCTATATCAGACAGCAAATAAGGGCGGTATGTGACCTCAAGACTGCCCGGCAACACAATGGCCGCGTCTAGCTGGTCAATGACGATCTTTGATGCATTGTCGATAGTGATTTCAATCGCTGGCGCTGATGACTTTTCGACGCCTGGAATGCTGAAGTCGAAAGCGAACCCAACAAAAAGCTGGAAGGTTCCAGCATGAAGCGGTGCGTCGGCCTCAAGTTTTGCTTCCCAGTCCCGATAGTCCCGCACCACGCGGATAGAATCCGGCTGGTTTGATTCGTTAAGAAAAGCCGGGTGCCTGAATTCAAGGGTGTGAATAATAACCTCATCACTCGGCGACGAGGCGTAAGCCTCTTTTATGGCTGCTGATAGCGTATTGTTTGGCATAATTAAGCGCTTGCTACTGGTCGGTTTTTGATTTCCATCTTGGCTGTTACCTGCCATTTTCCGCTGACATAGGCCACGCTGAACGGCCCTGCAAACCGCATCTGAACGGTCGATGCACCCATGCCATTTTTAAACGGCCCATCAAACCACGCGGCCCCATCGTTTAGGTCGTGCTTGTGAAAGCTTTCAAAGGTGGCAAGCTGCGCGTCAGATTCGAACAGCCATTGCATTGCGCAATTGTCAGTCGTTTGTGTAAACTGCCTGCGCGCCCGCTTTGGCCCCGATGACATTTCGGTTCTTACAACCGGGTCAACATTCTCGAAGCCAAAACCGCCCGCAAGTGGTTTGGGTAGTGTGTCTGGCCATGCTGGCATTCTATAGCGCTCCCGCTGATCTATTCAGCCCATATTGACGTTCAAGCACCGATGAAAGCCCGCCGCCCCTGGCTATGTTGTTGCCCATAACCCCCTCTATCTGCTCAATCAGTACGTTTATTTGTGTTCCGTTCGGGGTTTCCTGGCGACTTTCTGAAGCCTTGGTTCCTGGTGGGGTTGTAATGTTCACAATGACATTTCCGCCCCCGCGATAATTTTTAGCGTGCCTCGGGTCGTTCTCGGTCAATACCTCTTCGCCCTTAAGCGCCACAATGGGGACTTCATTCCCTACCAGCCCGCCGCTGTGGAAGCGCTTAGCATTGTTAAACACCGAAGGGTGAACCATGGACAGCCCGGTAAACTCGCCCACGATCCCGCCGCTGTGCTTGTTGCCATAGCTCAAGAGCGGCCCGTTTCCCTGGAATCCGCCGCCGCTTCCGGTGTATGCGCTTGTAATTGATTCGGCAAAACTTCCAAGAATCCCGCCAAGCTCGCCGGTTTTCCCGTAGTCCTTGCCAAGCAACGCGTTAAACAACTGAGCCGCTGAAGCCTCGGCAACCATTCGTCTTAATGCGTTTGAAAAGCCTTCAGCCATGCCGCCGATACCATCTGAAAACGGGTCAAACAAGAAATCAGCGAACGCGTCTTGCATGTTCCGCGCCGCCTGGGTGCTGAACTCTGACAGCTCGGAAGTTGCTGTTTTAGCCGGGTCAATGAAGTTTTCGTTGTAGCTTTTTCCAAGCTGGTCAAATAGCTCTTTGGCCTGCTTGTCGTCAATTACGCCTGCTTTTAAGTCGTCCTGAATCCTGGCTATTCCACTACTAAGGCTTGATGATGAATCAACCCCTGACGGCCCGCCTGTCATGCCTGCGATTTCTTTTTTCAGGTCGTAATACTTGTTCGCGTCTTCAATGGCTTGCTGCCATGCCGCGCTTTGTCTTTTTTGTGCCTCGGTTTCAGCGTCTATAGCCTCGATAAGCCCGACTATGGTTTCCCGCTCCGATTCGGTGGCGTTGGCCGCTTCGCTCCTGATTCGCAATTGCTTGGTTTTTTCTTCGGATGAAAGCCCCAAGGCTTTTAGTTCGAATTGCAGGTTTTCAATGTTTTTGGCTACCGCTTCGCGCTCTGAGTTAAAAGCCTTGGCTTTGGCGCTGGCCTCGCTTTGAGCCGCTGCAACCCGTTTTTTGCTGTTTTTAAGCGTTTCCTCGGTATGCTTGGCGTCTGCGCTGGCCTTATCTTCAGCTGCCCGCTTTTCTTTGGCCTCTGCCTCTGCCTTTGCCGCCGCTTCAGCGTCCGCCGCGTCCTTTGCTGCCTTTTGTTTTTTAAGCGAGTCGCGACGGTTGATTTCCTGGCCTATGTCGAAACCTGTGTAATCCGACATAGCTTTGCCAACAAAACCCATTTGGTTATAGGTTTTAATCCTGGCCTCAGAATGCGCCAATTGATCGTCAATGGTGTCTGAAAGATTGCGCTTGAGAATGTTAAGGCTATTGGTTGCCGACTGGACAATGCTCTTAATGATCCCCTCAGACCGATCGTTTAAAAGCGCGTCCTCGAACTCGTGCCAAGCGTCAGAAAGGCCCGATATTTTGCCGTTCAGCGTGTCCATGGCCCTGGCATTCGATCCGCTGGAAAGCTCCCCCATTTTGACAATAATTTTGTCAATCGCTTCCCGGCCTATTTCACCCTTGGACGACATTTCCGCCAGCTTGTCGCCGGTGACACCCAGCACTTCGGCTGCAATTTTGTAGATTGGCACCCCGCGCTCAGCAAGAACAATCATGTCCTCCTGTTGAAGCTTGCCTTTTGAGTAGGCTTGCCCCAATTGCTGAACAATTGAGGTTAATGTTTCCTGCTTGCCGCCAAGCTTCGCCGCTTGATCCGTGAGCGACTGCATAACTTGCTGTGTAGGCTCAAGCCCCATGTTTTTCAGCATGATGAAGGATGTCGTGAGCCCTTCAATCTCAAACGGGGTGTCTTTTGCGAATTTGGATATAAAAGAAAACGCTTGCTCACCGCCTGCCATGCCGCCCATGACAGACACCAGCTGAGTTCTCAGCATTTCCATGTTTCGGTTTGTGTCGAGAATGTCTTTTGATAGGCTGGCAAATGCTGTAAACCCAACAAATCCAGCGACGGCGCTTTTGACAGCGCTCATTGACTTGGAAAGGGCGCTTGCTGAATCCGCCGCCTTTTTTGACTCGCTACTTATGCCATTTATGGCATTTACCGCCCTGGTTGCCGCGTCTACCGCTTCCTTGGAATCGCCTGATATTTTGATTTTAACGTCAATGCTCATTTTCTGGCCGCGCCTTGGTTTTGTTGTCTCGTATCATTTCAAGGTGGGCGACAAGCTCTTCGATATCAGCCACCCCTACAATTTCGGCTGCAATCTCAAGGCCTGCCCAATCAATACCCCCTAGCATGTTCCACACCCTGATTGCCGCTAGGTGTATAAGCGGTGCAGGCTGATTAGTAGGGAAGGGTAGAGCCCTATCTTCTAACCAGCCTCTGGCTTTTCCAACGAGCTTTCGACCTTGGCTTTATGCTCAGCATATTGGTCTTTAATTTTGGATATGATAGGTGCCCACGCTTCCGGCCTATCTTCCGCCCACTCCATAAATAGCGCCGTTGAAAACGGCACTTCCTCAGGGGTTCCGCCTGCAATCAGGTCGTTTTCTCTGGCATTCCAGTCAACCACGAAGGTTGAAAGAATGTTGCGAATCGTGGCACCGTCCCTTGGAAGTTCTTCCATTTCTAAGTTTGTCGGCCTTCTTGCCGTGATTACCAACCCGCCAGCCTCCACGTCAAACTGGCGGTTTTTACGGATTTTTTCAATTATTGCCTGAATCATTGCTGTTTCTCGATCAATTCATAACGGGTCGTTATATGCTCCAATTCTCTGAGCCCATCCTTTAGGTCACCAATCACTAAGCGCTCAAGGGTTACAAAAACCCCTTTTTCGTTTAGCTTGATGTCGGCCTTTGTGACATATCGCAACTCTTCTTCAGATACGCCCAGCGCGTTTAGTATTTGCCCTTGAATGTTTCTGATAGCCATTAGGTAGCCAGCTCGGTTTGTGCGCCTTGCGCTTCGATGGTCATTTTGCCCGTAACCATTGCACCGGTAGCGCCGCCCGGCTGGCCTGAATAAAACACCGTGCCGTAAAACATAACCCGCTGTCCATTTTTGAACTGAATCATAAACGCCCTGAGAGCACCCAATTTTGTTACGTCCCGAGCCTTTTTAAGCGCCGCGTCGGAAACGTCCCAAATGGTGTC